ACTCCAGTCCGTCATCACCACCATGCAATTCAACGTCAAGCGTTACGACACCAGCGACTTCACTGGCGTCAATGCCGTTGTTGCCAATGATCGTTGTGATGTCACCGCCAGGCGTTCCACCGCCACCGCCACCTGCAACTGGCAGGAATGCATTACCGTCATAAACAAACAGCGTCAGGCTAGAGGGCTGGAACCACAGCGTTTGCTTGACTGGGCTGTCAGGTGCAACCTCTGAAATTTTGACACCACTCACTTGCTGGATGTTGCCGTCCGTGTCCTTACAGGTAAGAAACGCTCCAGCGGCGTTGTAGTTAAGGGCGATTTCGCCGTTTTCTAGCTGCCCAGGTGTGGGACGCTTGTCCTCAGTTGCACTGTGCTTGAGAACAATTTTGACAGCCATGACTATTCAGTCGAAAGGACACGGACATTCGCCGTGCCCTTATTTTACTTAGTTGATATTCCTTGAATTAGCTCCGTTATAGATAAAGGAGTTTGTACTGTTGTCCGCAGCAAGGACGTCACCTGGTCCTAGACCTTCAGCCTCCTCAACCTCTAGATAGAACGATAACGGACCCGCTCGTCTGTTGGTCGAGCTTTCACCTTTGATGTCAAGACAGCAACCGTTCTTGAGCAGGACTGGACCCTCTGCTCCTGGGGCGATGCTGTTGAAGAAAGCTGCGGCACTAGTTGGAGCCAAGTTAAAAGTCAGGGCTGGGTTCGGATTCGCATCGGTCGACAGCGGGAAACGCTTGAACCTGAACGATTCGCCAAAATAGTTCTGGGTTTCTCGTGCATCAAGGTTGACGAAGTCTCTTACAAAGAACTCTTTGCCGCTGAAATTAAGCCCGATGGTTGGCCTTGATCTACCACCGTGCTTCACGCCGCCTCTGCCACCTGCCGCGACGAAGTTAACTGCAACCTCACCGACTCTCGTGCTTAATCCATCCGTCCTTCGATAATCAAAAACGAAGCTGAACTCTGGATTGTTACCGCCCGTGCCTGTACCGTCATCTCTAAAATCAATGACGATGTCACAACCCTGAGACACTAGACCGGAACCACCAGCAGGACCAAAGAACTGGAGATTTCTAGTCTCACCAATCGCCGGTACTACCCAATTGACGAGTTCTTGCTTAAAGCTCGTGGTTGAATTCGGTCCACCGTAGAACTGGAAGACTGTCGATTGACCGTAAGTCGTCGCACAAGCTGCGACGTTCTGGCTGTTAATCCAAGTAATACTAGTGTCGAACTTACCGACACCAAACCCACCGTTAACTGTTGCTAGCGTATTAGGTTTTCCGTCACATTCACACTCAAGCCTTAGATCAGCGAAGGTAACACCTGCCGAGAATGCATACTCTTGCGAGTACTGAGGAGTACGACCGAGAGCGTTCTTTGTTTGTCCATCTGCTCTGCTCAGCCTAAGAATTGGCGCACCACCATTGCCATCGGGATCATTGACGCCTGCACCCCTTGCGCCAGCAATAAATACAGGGGCGAAACCGTTTGCCAACTGGATCGGTCCTTGCTCAATCTCACCACTTGGCCTGGTCCCGTGAACAGAAATCAGAATTGTTGAACCCGCGGGGACAAAGACCTTCGCTGCTTCAGCTAAAGCTTCAGTGATTGTATTGCTAAATGGTTGATCTTTTTGCCAGCGCAACTGTCCTGGTCTAGTGTCGAAACCAAATGGGATTGAATCCACACCTTCTAGCAATGTTGTGCCACTGTTAGGCACTGCGACTCCATTCTCAATCCGCACGTTCGGGATGACGTGGAAAATCTGGAAGGGCAGTATATTATCTTGCTTTCTTGCAAAATCTCTCTCGATATCCGCATATGTTGGGACGTCACTCGGAGAATTAACGTCGTCTCTGCCCTCTTTGTATAAGCGGACGATACCAAATCCGGCCTCGGTTGAGCTTGCCTTTTTGCTGTTATCGCTGTAATTAGAGACTGTTAGTTCACCAACTGATAGCTTCTCAAATGAAGTCTCAGCAGTGAGTTCTCTATCAGGACTAGACAGGTTATCGGCGCTAAGAATCTCGCCGGTCGTGACGTCTTCTAGGCCCCTAGGTGATACCTGTAAGCCTTCTTCGTTGAATCCAGCGCAGAAAACACGACCGCCACTTTGATCAGTAAAGAAGTAGGTAAACTTGTTATCAGGACTAAGCGTCTGCTGGTAGTCGGGTAGTGACTTGGTGTAATTAAGGAAACCCGCCCACTCCCACGCATGGCCGAACAACCTGACATTGCTGGGACGACGCAGCTCGAATCCGAACGAGGTTACGCCTGCATAGTCTCCTGGCCTTAGATCAAGATCTCTTCCCTCTCCCCCTTCCTTTTCCGACCTCGGTCTAAGTGCGGTCCTGGCTTGCGCTGGAGTTAAACCCCAGTTTAGTAACTGTTCTTGTGCAGCGATATAATCAGTCGCAGACTCGAATTGAGGTTCAGCAAAGACCAAGGGATCTTCTTCGCCATCACCTGTAAGGTTGAATTCCGTAGGCGTAACAGGTCCCTGTTGACGATCGAAGTTAAATATGAGGATCGGTTCGCTATTTTTTAGGTTTCCGCCTGGCGCATAGTCTTCCTCCATGTGGACATAGTTTTCCGCCCAAAGGTCTGGTTTAAATGCACCTGCATCTCTGGTGATTGTGTCAACAAGAGATGTGAAATGCTTGTTATCTCGGAGAATGACATCGCCCTTTCTGTAGAATTTGAATCGGTCATATACGCTAGATGCCCTTTCCCTTTTCACATAGTTCAGCTGGATCCTAACGCCGTTATTGACGGTATCCTCTTCAGAACCAGAAATCGCAGTAATCCTATCTTCCCATGATTGATTACTTGCAGATGGTTGTAAGACATAATCTCTAACTGGTAAGCGATTATCGGTTCTAGAACTGGTTGCCAAAAAACTACACCTTCTTTCCTCAGGCGACCTGACGTCTTGATAGCGCCTGATGTAAACGCGCTGCTGTTCTACAGGTTGGAATTGGTTAAAGCTGCCCTCATCAGCGTTGGAGTTGGGCTCTTTACCAGGTACATCGTTCCCGTCATCGTCCTGCTCGGTGGGAGTCCGTAGAGGTGTATCAATGTTGATCAATCTATTGTTTACCGTGGCATCAAAAGGACGCCCCCCGTCGCTCGTTTGCGACAAGCGGGATCTGTAATCAGGACCGTTGGGATTCTCAACCCAAATAAAATCACCAGCTGTTAAGCTGTAGCGCTGAGAATCTAAAATCTCTGGCTGCTCAGGACGGCGACGACCAGGCGCTAACCCGTCAACAAGCTCGATAGTTTTATTATCCCTGTCATACGTTTCAACAAAACCAAGGGTGAACTCCTTGACCTGTGGACCGAAGTCGAAGGGATCAAGCGGTCTCCGCAATTGAGCAGCGGTGTACCCCGTGTCAAAAGTCTGAGCGACCCTCCTGAAACCCTCAGCCAGTGCTGCAACACCACCGAAGTTGGAGTTCGAGTTCGTGACTGTTAGCTCACCACCTGACTCCACTTGGTGATGAACGCCTTGTCCAATAGCAAAGACTGAAACTTCCTGAATAATGGAGTCGTTGACAGCACGGACGTGGAAGGATCTCTTCCTAGGATCCATCCGAATGTTATTAGGGTCTTGACTGATGTAACCATCTACTCCGTTGTAATTAGAGTCGGAGCTGTCCGAAAAAGCGTTCCAGCTTCCTCCGCCGCTTGAGTCGTAAACTTGCCAGCAACGCAGGTCCCGCTGAAGGCTTACACCCGTAAACTGGGCGATGACCATTGAGCGGAAACCATCGGTTTCGTCTCCGTTAGCAAAGACACCGCCGAGGCCATAAACCGATCGAACGCTGCAGTTATAGATGTAAGGACTTGCGCTAGAGACAGTATCCGTAGGATCGCTGGGGTCTAATGGCTTGGGACCAACAATCTCGAACTCAGTCGTCTGAGTCTGAGTGTTTGCAGCATTAATATCTGCGCTGCCGAACGAGGACAGAACCTTGGCATAAAGACCATCAAGTTCTGCCTCACTGGCGAACTCAAAGCAATGCAGTAGGTGATGGGTCTCGTTGGCTTGGAGATTATCCTTGAAGGTCAGACCGTAGTAATATCCACCACCTGTAACCTTAAAGATTGAACGGCGATTGCTGTAATCAGCTGCCTCATCCTCAAAGCCTGTGACAAATGCAGGGCGGATAACAGTCTTCCGCAGGTCAAGACTGATCAGGCTGCAACCACGAGGCAAGATGACTGCGCCTTTAGTTGCATCGTTGAACCGTACCAGCTCGTCAATTGTGGGCTCAGTGCCGTCAGCGATGGGGGTAAACGCACCGTTATCTCCAGGGCGGTTGTCAACGATGTGCTCGCCGGAGCCAAGTTGAATCGTTACCAGCGCTCGGGTTTTGCTGATGTCCGAGGTTAGGTAATCACGGCTTGTAATAATCGCCGCTTCAATCGCAGCACGGTTGACTGTCTTGAACGGACGCGCTTCGGTATAACCGCACTCCAGACGCTGGTTGCTGATACGGCGTTCTAGCTCCGCATCGAGATCGTTAAACTGCCCGCCAACAAAGGTGTCTTGACCAGTGTATGGGTTGACGTAAAGCGTATAAGGAGCGTTTAGCGGGTCGCTCTTTGGCATTACCCCGCTGACGTCTGCGTTACCCGCCAGCTGCCGCAACTCGTCAGCAACAATATCTACCTGAGTCCTGAAATCACCCTGTGGGATGTCAATCTCACCCATCGACAGCGGGTCGCCAGCTTTATTTAGCTTCGCCATCAGAGCGTGGGTCTAAAGTCCTTTCCCTATATTAGGAGGCTTGGAGCAGCTTGATCTCACCAGTCGTGACAAACTCAGCAGTACCCGCTATAAGCTCCGTTGGACGG